TAGCTGTTGTGGCTAAAGATGCTGATGATTTAAATAGAATATTAGAAATTACCGGTAATGTGGCCGCTGTCACAGGATTAGATTTTGCTACTGCTGGTTCCCAAATTCAAAGAGCCTTTTCAGGTGGTATTGCAGCTGCTGATATCTTTAGAGAAAAAGGTGTTCGTCAATTATTAGGATTTAAAGAAGGTGCTAAAGTTTCTATTGATGAAACCGTAGCAGCTTTTGAAGAGGCATTTAGTGGTGATGGTAAATTCGCTCAAGCTACTGATGATTTAGCACAAACCTTAACCGGTACTGTGTCTATGCTCCAGGATAAATTATTTAATTTCCAAAAAATTGTAGCTGAACAATTTATTGATACCCTTACTGATGAATTAGGTGATTTAAATGATTTTTTAGAAGAAAACGATGCCACTATAGAAGAATTAGCTAAAACTTTAGGTGAAGGTTTAGCGGAAGGTGCAATCTTAGCAGCAGAAGCTGTTGATACTTTAAGAATAGGAGTAGAGGGACTTTTAGCATTAAAAGGTGAAGTTGATGAATTTTTTAGTTTCTTTCAAACAGATACATTTAGATTTTTAACAGGTACATCTGGAATTAAAAAATTAGGTGATGAAGTTGATGATACTAAAAATAAATACAAAGGTGCTACTGATACATTAATCAAAGCAAATGATAGATTAAATAAAAGCATCATTAAAACCTATACCGGTGGCGATGGTGTTTTAAGAACCCTTGGTGAATTTGAAGATACAGCTTTAGATAATACTTTTGCTATACAATCAATGGGCGAGGAGTTTGATAATACCACATCAAACGTAAGAACTTTTAATTCTTCTTTTATGGAAACTTTAGGTAGAGCAAGAGATGTTCAAAGACAATTTGATGATTTAGCAGCTAATACATTTACTAATTTTTCTGATACTTTAGCTGATGCATTATTAACCGGTAAATTTGCATTTAAAGATTTTGCTAGGTCAGTATTAAGAGATATTGCTAGAATTATTGCAAGACAATATACATTATTAGCTTTACAAAAAACATTAGGATTTTTTGGCGTATCTTTACCTGGGAATATTGGTTTACCTTTTATTGGTGCAAGAGCCAACGGTGGAAATGTTCAAGCTGGACAACCTTATATGGTGGGTGAAAAAGGTGCTGAATTATTTGTGCCAGCTCAATCAGGTACTATTGTTCCTAATAATCAATTATCTAGTGCAGCTACAACAAATATTAATTTTACTATTAATACAGTTGATGCCCAAGGTGTTGATGAATTATTAACCAATAGACGAAGTACAATTATTAATGTTATTAATGATGCTTTAAATAGACAAGGGAAAGAGGCTCTAGTTTAATGTCCGGTACATATCCAACAACACCAGAATTTAGGTCCATTGGTTTTAATTCTGAACAAAAAACAATTACATCTACTACTGATAGTGGAAAGATGTTTGCAGTCCAAGTGGACGGACAAAGATTTAAATTTTCAGCTTCATACCCACCAATGAGTAGAAGTGATTTTGCACCTGTATTAGCTTTTGTAATGAAGCAGCGAAGTCAAAAAGAAACATTCCAAATTGCTTTACCTGATTTAAAGAACGCTAAAGGTGATGTATCAGGCACCGTCTTAGTGAATGGTTCACATTCAGCTGGTGATACTACTATTGATGTTGATGGAATGACCGGGAGTTTACTCGCTGGAGATTTTATTAAATTTGCCGGTGATACGAAGGTTTATATGGTTGTTAGTGATGCTACTGCTGTTGCTGGGGCCGCTACATTAACAATAGAACCACCTTTAAGAAGTGCGATAGCTGATGATGCTGCAGTGACTTATGACGGAGTAGAATTTACAGTAAGACTTACTTCTGATATTCAACAATTTAATACTAGCGATTTAGACTTATACAGATTTGAAATAGATTTTATTGAGGCTCTATAATGACTAGAGGATTATCTTCTAGCTTACAAACTGAACTAGCCAATCAGTCTATTAAACCTATCGTATTAGTTGAGATACTATTCCCTACTCCTCAAAGATTAACTAATCATTATAAAGATATAACTCATAATTCTAATATTTATTCTTCTAGTGGACATTTATTATCTATTGGGGGTAAAGCTGAAAAATCAGAATTAGATGTAGGTAATTTTCAAATAGAATTATCAGCTGTTGATAGTGCTTTTGTTTCTATTGTTTTAAATAATGTAGTTAGTAATGATGAAGTGACTATTGATATTGGACTCCTGGATAGTAATGATGCTTTAATTGATACATTTAATTATGACAAAGGATTTATTGAAAGTTTTAGTATTGATACAAATACCGGTAAATTGATTTTAAGTTGTACTTCTCACTTTGCAGATTTTAGTAGAGTGGCAGGTAGAAAAACAAATTCAGGTAGCCAACAAATATTTTATTCTACTGATTTAGGAATGGAGTTTGCAGCATTAACAGTTAAAGATATTTTATGGGGTAGAAAGTAATGGGTTTTTTTATACCAATTTTAACAACTGTTATTAAATCTGTTATTACAGGATTTGCTATATCTAAAGCAGTATCCTGGTTAGCACCTAAACCAGAAATACCAGAATTTACCCAAGACGCTGAAGCCCAGGGTGTTTTAATTAATAAACAATCCAACAATGCAAACATTCCTGTTATTTATGGAACAAGAAAAGTTGGAGGGGTTCGTGTCTTTCTTGAAACGAGTGGAAGTGACAACCAATACCTGTATGGAGCATTAGTTTTATCTGAGGGTGAAATCAATGCAATCACTTCTATTATTGTAGATGATAGCGAAGTCACCTTTGATGGTGCTTTTGCTGACGGAACTGAAATAACATCTAATGATAGCAAATATGGAACTACTATAACTATTCAACCTTTCTATGGAACAAGTGGTCAATCAGCTTCATCTTTATTAACAACATTATCATCCTGGACCACTAATCATAAATTATCTGGACTTTGTTATTTAGCTTTTAGAATAACTTGGGATGCTGACAAATATATTGGTATTCCTACAATTCAAGCTGTTGTTCAAGGTAGAAAAGTAGTTAGCTATGATGCTAGTTCCGTAGCCCAAACAGCTGCTTATTCTACTAACCCAGCTTGGTGCTTATTAGATTATTTAACAAATACAACTTATGGTAAGGGGATTGATATTACTGATATTGATATTCCTAGTTTTTATGCAGCTTCTAACATAGCCACTACACAAGTCACCCCCTATTCTGGTGCTAGTGATATTAATTTATTTGATTGTAATGCTGTTATAGATACCGGCCAAAAACTAATTGACAATACTAGGACCTTATTAAAAGGAATGAGAGGTTTTTTACCTTACACCCAGGGTAAATATAAACTAATAATTGAAACAACCGGTTCTAGTGTATTGACACTAAACGAAGATAATATCATAGGTGGAATTAAAGTTTCAAGCGAAAGAAAAAATGAAAAATATAATCGCTGCCAAGTAAACTTTATCAATCCAAACAAAGATTATCAGAGTGATACGATTGTTTATGATACGGACCATGCCACTTTAAAAGCTGAAGATGGTGGTTTCTTACAGGAAGGTGTTATTGATTTACCTACAATTACTAATCCTTATCAAGCATTAGAGTTTGGTGAGATTGTCCTTAAAAGAAGTAGAAACAATTTAGCATTAGAACTAACCGCTAATTATACAGCTATGAATTTAGCTATTGGTGATATTGTAGCTGTTAGCAGCTCTATTACAGGATTTAGTTCAAAACCATTTAGGGTAGTGGGTATGGCAATCAATCCCTCTTTTGAAGTAGCCTTATCATTAATAGAACATCAAGATGCTTGGTACACTTTCAGTGAAAAAGATGAAGTAGCAACAATACCAGATACTTCATTTCCTAATCCATTTACAGTTCAACCACCTGCTTCAGTCACCCTTGATGATGAACTAATTACTTACAATGACGGAACAGTTATTGTTGCTATGAATATTACGATTGGTGCTTCACCAGATAGTTTTGTTAGAGAATATCAAGTAGAATATAAAAGAACTGCCGATACTAATTTTATTGTTCATAGTAGAGGTACAGTAGATTTATTTCATAGAGTACTGAATGTTATTTCTGGTGATAATTATACAGTCAGAGTAAAAGCAATAAATTCGCTT